CGAGGGCTCTGCCATTGAGCTACTTGTCCAAATAACTTGAATGTGTTGCCTAATTACACTAAGGGAGGATTCGAACCCCCATTTACCCTCCATGGGTTGTTTTACCGATTAAACTACTGACGGATTCGAACCGACATCTTTCACTCGTGGGAGAGGAGGGACTCGAACCCCCAAGGTCATACGACGACGGATTTACAGTCCGCTGAGCCAACCAATTGCTCAACTCTCCCTTTTGTACACCCTACAGGATTCGAACCTGTGACCTGTTGTATGTAAGACAACCGCTACTACCAACTGAGCTAAGAGTGCTTGTTTTAGTTTTACAGAACAAAAGTAACCATTTTTTGGTAACTATTGCTCTTTTTTACTAATTTTTTTGTGTCCCCGACAGGGTTCGAACCTGTGACCCCCTCATTAAAAGTGAGGTGCTCTAAACCAGCTGAGCTACGAAGACTTAGTCTAAGTGAGAGGGCTCGAACCTCCGGCCTGATGGTCCCAAACCACCCGCTCTTCCAACTGAGCTACACCTAGATATTATGGAGGAGAGAGCGGGATTCGAACCCGCGGAACCGTGAAGTTCTCCGGTTTTCAAGACCGGTGCAATAAACCAACTCTACCACCTCTCCTTATTATTGTTGTTCCCCAAGGGTTCGAACCTCAATTCCATGGACCAAAACCATGTGTCCTGCCAATTAGACGAGGGAACAATAATGAAACCAATATGTCAAAGAACTTTTTCTTTTGAGGTCTCTATCAGGTTCGAACTGATGACTCCGGGTTACAAAGCCGGGATATTACCAACTATACTAAGAGACCAATATAAAACAAAAAACCCGAGATTTTTAAGTCTCGGGTTTTACATTCCTTTTATTATGTTGTTAAACGTTTTTAACTCATAAATGAAAATACCCTCGACTGTTTTAGCGTAGAATAGCTAAACGACCACTTCGTGCTCGGCTGATTACAAATGACCATATGTCTAAGAGTTGTTTTCATTTTGGTTATAAATATATCGTTGTTTCTAAAAAGTTTTAATTTCTCTACAAATGTAAGTATTTTATTTCAATAAACAAGCTTTTTTAATAATTATCTTATCTCAAAAGCACATCTCATGATTTTTTTGGTCTTGACCGCATCCTCGTAGTTCCCAATAACCACACCATCTTTGATTGTAAATGCGTGTTGTCTAACAAGAACAATGAACGTACCTTTTGGGTTTTTCTTAATGAAGGTCCCTACCGTCATGTCTCTTCTTTTAATTACACCTTTAACTTTTACGTCATAAGAAAGTGAACCTAACATTGAGTCGGTGTAACGTTTTCCAACAGGATAGACTTTCTTATAATTTACAGTAGTCCTGTTATCTGCCATTTTAACAAGTTTGAATACTGTTCCAAATGTTCCTTTCTTTGGTTGTCTACCAAATTTTTCAGCAACATAATTATGTGCTCTGTCATATGAAATGTCAAATGCAGATGCAAATGCTCTAACAACACAATCATTATTTTCTGATTTTGCAATCACCGATTCTGAATAACCCTGGATTGCTTTTGATGTGGCTTCGTATGGTAGTTTGTTTTTCATAATACAAATATACAAAAAATTTTGGATTCAAAAAAAATACACTCAAAATAAAAAACAATTTTTATAAAGAATATTTTGCAAATCAAATTAAGTAATTATCTTTGTGGGATAATCGATTATTAACCATCTAAAAATAAGAGTCATGAAAAAAACAATTCTTTCTGTAATCTTTAGTGTTATCGTATTTACAAGTAATGCACAGACAGTTACAGTTTCTGGTTTTGGCACTATTGAAAAATTTGGTAATGTTGATACAAAAAATGATTTTAACAAAGTTTTATCGGATACTCTTTGGGTTACCTCTGAAGATTCGCCGTATGGTTATAAGTATATAATTAACTTCGATGAGTCAACATGTACATTATATGATGGAAATGGTGAATTTATTATATCCGTCAATTTTAAAATTATTGATAAAAGGTCCAATCGTGATTTCCAAATTGAATTTGTTGATACTCAATTTGAAGACCGATATGGGATTGTTGTTCGTGGAGATACCGCAGCATACTTCCATTATAATGGGATATCTGTACATTTAACAATATTTGAAGCTATGTACATTTTTTAAAGAATAAAAAACCCTAACTTAATAAGCTAGGGTTTCACTATTTTAAATTAATTTTTTTTTTATGCTTTTTTAACTACAGGTTTAGCTGCTGCTGGTGATGCTGGTGCTAATTGAGGCTGAATATCCGCAAACCATTTATCAACTGCCATATGGATTTGCTTTAAGGGCATATTGAACTTAGGCGCTCTAAAGTATTTACTTAAACTATTTAACTCGGGATAGTACCGAACATCGAATTGAGTTTTTATTGAGTTCAGAAAAGTGGTTGCGTCTTTCATTTTCTCATCTATAATATCAATTAACACATTAGTATTAATTGAATAATCGTCATTGATTCTTTTTCCTCCGTATTTGAAAAAATAAAAACTATTACCGTCACTTATTCCTTTATCTACCGTTACTTTGGACGGAGACCAAGGTTCGTTGGGGTGGGTTTTTATTGCCTCATCGATTTTAGTGTTAATTATACTAGCTATTTGATTCATGATATTCTGTATCAGTCCCTCTGTATATTTTGTATCAACCGGAGCTTCTGTTAAATATTGTCTTGATGTCGCATTTTGGTGCATTTCCAAAATTCTACTTTTTTCTTCTTCTGAAATTAAAAACTTCATAATTTTTTATATTTTATGTTTTTTATTTAATAATAAATATAACGATAAACAAAAAAAGGTGTTGTTGCCAACACCTTTAATTTTGATAAGTCGCAACGGGATTCAAACCTGTGACACGTCCATAAATGGATTGCTCTACCAACTGAGCTATGCGACTTAATCTTTCGTTTTTAGGTTACCCAAAAAACATCATCAATTAACCTAACCTACTTTAATTATAATTCATTAATTTCAGAATATAAAGCTTCTTTTTCTTCGTATTCAAAAAATTCTTTCATAAACTGAAAATAATCTTCTGAGTTAATAAAATCATAATGTTGTTGTTCAAAAACGTCTTCCATCTTTTTTGTTTTAGTACACCCGTTTGGATTCGAACCAAAGACCTACTGCTTAGAAGGCAGTTGCTCTATCCAGCTGAGCTACGGGTGCATATTATTAAACCTTCTTAACTTCGTATTTGTGACCTGAGTCGGTATTTGCATTGAGGATGTTTGCCATCTCTTGTGCTTTATCTTTGTTGTCAAATTCCCACACCTCACCTTGTGTATCTAACATAATAACAGGTAATTTTCTGTTGACCTGTGTTTTAACATGTTTAACTATTACGTACATATCCTTTGTTTTTACAAATATATAAAACTTTTTCTAAATAAAAAACCCCCCAATTAAAAAAAGGAGGGTTTAATAAATTTTATTTAATCTTTATAAATTAGATTTAAGTTTTTCAACTGATTTATTTCCTGTTGCTGTAGTTATTTTTGTTTTACTTTTTTGTACATTACCTTCTTTGTCATATTTAGTAACTTGTTTATATTTCTCCCCTATATCATTAGTTCCTTTTAGTACTTGTCTACCGGCACTACCTTTTGGGTTAAATAATATCGAGATTCCTTTTTTAGCCTCTTCTACAGTATTATAACCTTGTCCATTATTTGTTGCATTAACATAGTATCTACTTTCTCTATGAAAACTTGTAATTTTACCTTCAGATTCTTGTTGGATATAAAATTTACCTCCAGGTATAGTTGTATATTCTTCACCACAAGTGGTTCCTGTCATTACATATATTTTATTATAGAATTCAGATGGCGTTTTAGTATATCTACATAATGTTTTTTCTAATTTCATTATATAAACATCACCAGTACCTACATATGCAACGTCTTTGAATGGACCTTCTACCTTGGTGTAGTACTGGCTACCGGTATAATCACTAACTTCTTCGTTGATTAAACCTTTTTTAAATCCTTCATGTAAACCAAGGATTCTACTTTTTTCTTCTTCGCTAATAATGAACTTTTTCATAAAATAATTTTTGTAATTATTTACAACCTAAGGTTTGTTTTAAATCTTGTAAAAACTCTTTATTAAAATACCATTTGTAGTCACTACTATTGAATGCATCTATTTGGGTCCAATCACTACTTTTTAAGTATGTATCAACAGTATTACAATCAATTGATAGTCCGTCCACCATTTTTTTAGTTTTACCGTCATAAATCCGCATATAATATCCTAACCAACTACCATCTTTTTTAGATGATTTTTGTAATGTTATGTACATATTAAATGTAACAGCTTTTTCTCCTGGTGCCCTTTGCATATTAGTTATTGTTACTGAATATTGTTTTGAAGTTGCAACACCATTTACCGCATCTTTACCCCATTCGATAGACTTTTGTGATTTAGTTTTACTTGTGGTATTACTTGTCGTTTGTCCCGAAACCGTTGTCCCTGTCGTTGTGCCAGTTGTTTGCTCATTCATCAAACTTTTTTTGAACCCTTCATGTAAACTAAGGATTCTACTTTTTTCTTCTTCACTAATAATAAACTTTTTCATAAAATATTTTTTGTAATTATTTACAACCTAAGGTTTGTTTTAAATCAATAAGGAATTGTTTATTGTAATACCATCTTAATTGTTCTCCATTTTCATAATCCAGTTTTTGTGGCCCTACTCCTGAAGCATGATTTTTTAATGCCGTACCAACAGTATTACAATCAATCTGTAGTGAGTCCATCATTCTTTTACTTTTACCGTCATAAATCTGCATAGTATAACCTAACCAACTACCATCCTTTTTAGCTGATTTTCGTAATATTATATACATATTAAACTTAACAGGTTCTTCTCCAACTGATTGTTCTAAATTCATTATTGTTACTGGATATTGTTTTGAAGTTGCAACACCATTTACCAAATCTCTACCCCATTCAATGGACTTTTGTGATTTAGGTTCTCTTTCCCCTTTTGGTCTTGGTTTAATGTCATTATTTGGTGTCCATCCTGAAACGGGAGCCCCTATTGTTGTTCCTGATGTGTCTCCTGATACCTGCTCTTTCAACAACTCTTTTTTAACCCCTTCATGTAAACTAAGAATTCTACTTTTTTCTTCTTCACTAATAATGAACTTTTTCATTTTTTTACATTCCAATAATTAATTCATCGGGATTAAACCCTCTTGAACCCTTAACTTTATCTTCAACCTCATCGTACATATATGATTTAACGACAGCAGTTACCATTTGGTCCGCTTGAGCGATTTTGGATTCCATCCAATCTTCAAGTTGTTCACCTTCTTCCATCAACTCCCACATTTTGTATGCTAAAGTTGCGATTGTGAAAAGTTGTTGTTTTGCCATGTAAGAACCCTCTTCATGGTTTTCTTTAAGTTGTTTTACGACTTCTTCAAGTTGTTTTTCTGTTATAATAATTTTTCCCATCTTACGCAGACTTCACAGTACTATTTATAAATCCTTCGTTAAAACCTTTAAGTTGAGCAATTGCCTCCATATAAGCTTGTACACCTGATTCTAAATTTTGTAATCTTTTATCAAGTTCCTGACCACCTCTAGTTGCACCTAATTTATCCGCTCTTTTTTCAACTTTTGATTTATTAGCTTCATCAAATAATAAAGCCAAATCATTTTCCATCTCAGTTAATTCACCTTGTAATCCATTTGCTCTTGACCTAACTCTAGCATATGCAGACTCAAGTGCTGGATTTAATTGTTGGCCTCCACCAAATGCTGAACCAATATTTTGTCCAATAGTTTTGAATTTATTGAAGAAACCTACTGTATTAGCTTTTAATCTATCCATCCAACCTTCGTTGATTGTGGATTTTTTATTAATACTTTCTTGGATAAATCTTTGTTCTAATTTTTTATTAGATTCTTGTATTTGTCTTATTTTACTGTAACTTTTCATTTTAAATTATTTTATTTTTTATTTGTTACCATGTTCTACATGCCCAATATCTTGGTTTCCATCTTGGACCAGGATTATCGCAATTGTGTCTTGCTCTAAATGAACGTCTTCTTTCAGGGTTGTTCTTTTTAATCACCATTCGTTTTCCTTTTGCCGATTTCCCACCAAAACCAAAGTTCACTTTAACAACCTTTCCTTTGTCGTTTTTAACGTATACCTTGAACTTTTTAATGTCTCCTTGCATAATCTTACCTAGTTGAACTTTTCTACCTTGGTATTCAGCTTCTTGTAATAAGTTTACTTCTTCGACTGAACCATGTATATCTTCATACAAAAATTCATTTACTTGAATAAACTCTTCAATTAATACTTTTCTAATAATTGATTCTATATTCATATCTATATTACTTTCGTTTATGTCGTCAGATTCCTCCAAATAAATCTGAATGAAGTGAATTAAATCCATTCTGATTAATTCTTTATTTTTTCTAATCATTTTTTCGTTATTCATGTTTCCACCTTCATAATCATTAATGTAGTTGGAAAATAGATTTAATAAGAATATGATTAATCTAAATTTGTTTTCTCTATTAAAATCAACTGGATAATGGTCTTGTTCTTCAGTTTTAATACTTTCAACTTGTGTGTCTATTGGTCCCTCATTTGAATCGTTTTCTAAATAAGTTTGGATAAAATCAAATAAAATATTTCTTATTTCTTTTTTGTTTCTGTCTACAACATACATTGATTCACGAGCAACTCTTTGAATGAATGGTCTTAGAGTATTTGCAAGTTTTTTGATTTCTTGTTCCATTTGAATGTCTTTTGTGTATTCTTCCACACCATAGAATTCTTCGACCCCATCAGACTCCAATAATACCTTATTTATTATTTTAGATAAATCCATAATAATAAATATTAGGTAAATAAAAAAAGGTGAAGTCTCCTTCACCTTAATTTGGTCCGACATTGAATCTGTCATCTACTCCACCACCTTGTTTTTAAAAGAACAAGGAAACTACATTTCAAGTTTCGACTTTGCAACCACTACGTCAGCCATCGTTACTTGTTTTGCTTGACCTAAAATCAAGCATTCCTTCAACATTCCACTTGGGACGTGGATGAAGAAGTCCTTACCATTGTATGTGGTAAAATCGTTGTTCATTGCAACTGCAGTATGAAGCATTTTCAAAAATATTGAAAACTGAGTTTCATCCAAAAAGGTTTCATTAATCAACTCCCCATGTTTTGGGTGAATAACTGTGATATTTTTGATTGCTGTCATATTGTTTAGTTTCTACAAATATAAAAAGAATATTTCATTATTACAAATAATCCCAAGTAATTTTTTTAACTACAACATGGTCTATAGCATTTAACGCAAAATATTTTAACTCTTGACTGATAGATGCTTCCATTTTACCTCTGTAAAATCTATTACACGTTCTAGGAAATCTTTTACAGTAACCAGTAGACCATGTCCATCCTTGGTATTTCATATCAGCAATTACATCAAACTCATAGATATAACGTTTTTCACCTGTATAATAATTATTATAAGGGTGTTCATATTTTCTAATGTTAGTAATTTTGAAAACCGCATTTTCTAATTCATCCCAATTATATGATTTCTCCATAGGTAAAATATTCTTCGATAAGAATTTTTTGATTACCGATATCTGACTGTCTTTAACTAATTTCCCTTTTTCCATACCACAAAGATATGAAAAAAAATGAAAGCACAAAAAAATGGATAATAAAATTTATCATCCATTCAATTTTTTTTTGCCGGTCGCTCCATGTTAAAAAAGAAACGCTGAGATTACACGTTTATGTGAGTACCTTTAGAGTCATTATTGTTTCTACTCCTATCCACTTCCTTTTGAGAAGTATTACTCAGTGACGGTCTTTTAGGTATACCACTCCTTGAGGTAACAGTTACTCTCTTATTACTTGACTCTCTTCGAGGACGCCTCCCCAATTATTCCTTGCGGGATTAGAGGTGTTTGGTAAGAATATCGTTAAACTTGCGGTTTAATCGATGCAATGAACGGCTCATTACTATGTAGTCACCTTTCACTATTACCTGACGGACACTTTTGCTTCTGTAGTTTCATATTGGAAAATATCAACTTCCATAAGTTTTTGTGTCGTGGATTTTGAAAGTAGTGGTCCGTCTCGGGCTTCGCTATCTTTTGGACAACGAAATACTCAACTACTCTCTGAAATGTCCCCATTTCCATATTTCAAGACTACTTCATTACAGGGTTTTGGTAAACCACCGTAAGGGAAGGTAGCGACACCACTCGTTCTCCTTCTTACCTTGTGGTACTTCCACTTGGTTTTAAGTAACCTATCATATTGGAACACGCAATATTAAAGTTGGATGACCTTAATTTTTGCAATATTCCTACGGGTTATTCCTATTGGTGTTCCCACCTCAAACGGACGACCCACACCGCCCATTCGTCTAAACTCTTTCTTTACAGCGTTGCCCTCAATACTAAAGCTCAAACGGTATCCCGCTTGTGTACTCGAGTTCAAATTCCCTTTCGGGTTTTCAAACCGCAAATCAGTTACACTTCTGATTCACTTTATCCTACTTTCGTAGTTTATTTTAATGGACTATACACCGCCCAAAGAACTCATGTTTCAAACTTCAAAGAAAAGGGGGTTAATCTTTTTTTCTAAGTTTCAACTGAACATTTTGTTCTAATTTCATCTTTCAAAGAACGTTGTGATTTGAATACCGAGTATCTTTCATCACCTATAAGTTTCAAATCTTTTACAAATTTATGTATTTAATTTGAGACTGTCAAACTTTTTTTAAACTTTTTCTACAAAAACTTCATTTGTTCCGTAGTACTGAGCTCTTGATTCGGCGAACATAGGGTTTGACGTATACATTCGCTGATTTTTGTCGTTGAAGTAGTAATAAATTTCTACTACAACATTTTCAGTGCTTTCACTCATAATTTAAGAGTTTAAATTCAACATTTCAATTTATTCAATGGGACGTTTCCCAATTGTTTTACAAATCTAATAGTATTATTTCGATTTGTCAAATATTAAAATAAAAAAAATGATTTTTTTGTAGTAATTATAAATATACACTTGGTAACCAAAAGTTTAAAACTTTTTAATTTTTTTAAATGATATTTATAAAAATATGATAGTTAAAATAAAAGATAACATTTTTCAGTGTAAAGTTGTTGTTAGTCATAACGCAATTGAAAATGGTATGATGGGTAAAAACTTTAATTCAAATTTTAATGGTATGTTATTTATGATGCCAAGTCGTGGTGAACAAAGTTTTTGGATGTATAATTGTATTGTTCCGTTAGATATAATCATGATGGACAATAATAAGATTACCAAGATACACCACAACTGTCAACCTTGTTATAATGTTAACGGTTGTGAAAATTATGATGGTTTTGGTGATATGATATTAGAAGTTGCCGGTGATACCTGTAGAGACTTAGGTATCAGTGAAGGTGATGAGGTAAGTTTTTCTAGTCTTTAGAATTTTCCATCATACCTTTTAATACATTGAAAAATTCCTTTTGAATCATTTTAGTAAAAGTAACGTATGGTGATTCTTTTGATGGGTCAAACTCTTCTTCTTTACCCAAATAATTTAAACCAGATATGTTTGTGATACATTTGTGTCCTCCACTATTTGCTTGAATAATGTCCCAAGAACTAACTTCAATATGTTTTAATAAATCTCTTTCAAAACGTGTAAGGTCTTTGAATCTTGATTCTAAAGCTTCTTTAATTTTATCTAACCAAAATTTACCTTTTTTGTTTTGTTTAAAGTTGTCTCCATAAATTGCAACAAAGTCTTTAAATGTGAATCCAACTGAACCTTCACCCGCACTCATTTCAGATACTCTTTTGATTGTATATAAAGAAACTGGTTTTTCTTTTAACTTACTTTCCCATTTTGATAATACGACATCTTTAACTTCACCTAAGTTAATACCTTTTAATTTTCTATCTTGTTTAAATGGATTACAAGATGCTTGAACAATTCCCATAGGCCAAGCAATAATTATAAAGTCAGCGTCAGGATTGTTTTTGAATGGTGTATATCTATCGTATGAACCTGCTTTATGAAATGGTCCGCCACCATATTGAACAATAATACCATCCTCAACTTTTACGTTAGGATTGGTTTTCATTGCCTCAACATATTTTTCTTGGTTTTGTTTTAACACTCCGGGTTCAGGATAACCCTTATCTTTAATCTCTCTTTTAATAATATTGAAGATACTAGTTAAAGATGGTTGAGCATCCATTACCAAAGTTTCCAAGAATTTTGGTTTGTTTTTGAAAGCCAATAATAATTTATTCACTACTAACCCAAGAGTCATTTTATTATTTTTTACACTTTTGTCTTTATCATAATCAAAAATGTAATTCATAACCATATCGGGTGTAATGTTATTAACCAAGTAATTTGCAGAATCCACAGTTGAAATCAATTGTACGTCTTCCGCCGAGAATATTTCTTTTGGTGATAAAACCTGTGAGATTGTTTCTACGTTAGACCTTGCTTGTCTAAACGAGGTGGAAGTTTCTTTTTCAACACCAGCTTGTGTGTCGTGATGGTCTGTATGAATAACAAACATTGGTTTGCCGTGAGCAAAGTCAACAAGAACTGGCATCGTATCAGTTTCTGCTTCAGGTTTTTTAACAGCAAATTCTTTATCTCCGTATTGAATAACCTCAGCATCAACAACCTTAATACCGTATTGTTCCAAGTAGTTTTTCATTGCTAATGCTGTAGTAACACCATCTAAATCTATGTGGAAATATATTTTTGCCTTTGGGTATCTTTTTGCAATATCGTTAATATCCCTAATTCCAGATTCTGTTATAATTTGTCTCATAAAGATAAATACCTTATTTAAACAAAAAACCCACTATAAAGGTGGGTTTTCTTGTAGTAATTCTAATGTTTTAAAGTAATCTACTCTTGTTCTTGCTATGTTTGTGTAATTTTCACTTAATTCTATTCCCAACCATCTTCGGTCAAGTATTTGTGCCGCAACTAAACTAGTACCACTTCCAGCAAACGGGTCCATGACTATATCGTTCTTGTAGGATAATATCTTAATCGCTTTGGTTGGTATATCCATCGAGAACGTTGCCTTGGTGAGTGATTTAGTATCTGCAAAGTAATTCCACTGACCAAACACAAGTTCCATAAACTCTTTCTTATCGTTTTCCTCATAAACCATTTTTTTCTTTAATGTTCCGTCCTCTTGTTCAATTTCGGTTGGAACTCCTTCCCACTGTGGTTGACCTTTGATTTTTTTAATGTGTTGTTTTTTGTATGCTAATATAACACATTCTTTTGGGTTATAGATGTAAGGACTTGAAGGACTCATCCATGAACCCCAAGCGGTAGTTTTACTTCTATGTGGTGATTGTTCTTCAAGGTCAACAATACCAAAGAAACCAAAACCTATTTCTTTCATAATTTGCCACATCTCAGAAACAAAAAAGATACGACCACCTTTTTTCTGTCTGTTGATTTCATATGGGATGTTCAAAGCAATACGACCGTCGTCTTTCAATACTCTGTATGTCTCACTTAACCATGCTTTAGCAAATTCAATATACTCTTTGAACTCTACATCATCTTCATGTACGTCGTAATCAATTCCTACCCCATAAGGTGGACTCGTAACGACCAAATCAATGCACCCTTCAGGTAATGTTTTCATCACCTCAACACAATCTCCGTTAATTATTCTTCCTGTTTCTATCATACTTCTAATTTTTCTTCTAAATAATCCCAAACCAAATTTGAATACTCTTCATACAAATCCCCATCTTCGTCGTCTTCTAAATTGAATATTCCGTCATCCAAACACGCATCCATTACCTCTTCGTGTTTTTCTTCAAATGATAAATCCTCATCTATTGTTAAAAGGATATTATCAATATCATCCATTTGTTGTTGTGTCAACTCCATATCTTATTAAATTCCTGCCGTTAAATGGTAATAGTATCCTTTACTGGTTGTATCACCATATGATTTATATATTTCATATGATTTTTCATCATATATAATTTCGTTTATCACTTCTACTCTACAACCTACATCATAGACTTTTAATCTTAATTTATCAATATCAAAATCCTCTTCAAGTGGTATGTCATAAACAACTTGTTCACCCTTACAATAATCCTCAATGATTAAAAATGCTTTATCACTGCAATATTTTTCTTCAAAATCAACCTTGTCTACATCTAAAACCTCAGTTTCATAAACAACTTTACCTTCCTCATCTTCTACTCTTAAAATGAATGTTTGAGGAAAAGGTCCCATGATGGTTTCGTTTGGTGAGTCAAAATAACTATCAACTCCCAATATTTCACATATTTGGTCGTATTCTAATTCGTCTTGTTCTACACCACCTTCACGTAGTTTTTCATACTGTTCAGTGTTTAATTCAAATGGGTAAAGTTCCGCACCTTTACCAGCAAGGATAATTTTGTAGTATTTCATATTATTATAGATTAAAAAATGTAATCAATTATTTTGTACAAGACAATACCTGTCCCTACTAACCAACTTAAGACTATAAAAAAAGCAAGTGCTCTATAGTTTCTTTCTACTTGGTCTCTACTTCTACCTTGGAAGTCGTCTGAGTTCCAATCCTCCATAACTAAATTGTTTGTGCGATTATTTGTGCTAACTTATAACCTGTGAATGCACCTATCGCCGCAGACCCCGGTAATACTATAAATTTACCCAACATTGTTTCATATTTTTTTCTATTCACAATATACGAAATCAATATGTAATAAATAATGTAGTTAATTAAAACTAAAAAGTCCAGTTCTTTTGCTGCAAAAACAACTATAGAATTTCCAAGAAATCCCCACATGAAGTTAATGGAGGTTTCACGGATTAATTCATTTGGTGTTGTTATCGCATCTAATACGTTTATTTCCTTATCAAGACCCGTTTTACTTTTCAAGGGTTTCGATGTGGTGTTGGAGGTACCAGAGTGCCTTTCTGAGGTCTTCAAGTTCTTTATCTTTTCCTTTTTTTCCTGCACGTGATATATATTTTACTGTGTTTCCTAAACTAAACCCTAACTCCCAAGCATCAATTACTTTGATTGCTTCGTAAGGATTATTTTCTCCACCATAATGTTGGGGGTGATTTACTTGTTCTACTTTTGGTGTTGGGCACTGACAAGGTCCTGTTCCACCACATACACATTCTTTATCCATTGGTTGAATAATTTTTAGCGTTCATTAATGCGTTTTTTAATGATTCGGGTATTGTGCCCGTATTACTTGTATTAATATTTTCAGGTTGTGTTCCTGGTTTTATATTAGCTTTAGATTCCATCATTTCATCAGTTAACTCATAATCATCATCATTACGGTATTCTTTCAATAACTCATCATTAGTAAATGTTCGGTATTTTTTACTTAAACCAGATAAGTTAACATTAGACTTCATATTAGTTTTAATCTCCAAAATTTCTTCAGCAGTGTCTAATGATTTTGAAACCTCTCTAATGATTTTATATGGGTCGGCATTTGAACCGGGTCTTCTATCTTCAACATAACCTTTCCATTCTTTCGCCGTGTCTTGCGGAACTCTAATTGACGCTCCTCTATCAGACACACCCCAACTGAATTTATCAATAGCCTGTGTCTCAAACCCACCAGTTAATCGTAAGTGATTATTTGAACCATACGCTTTGATGTGCTCTTCGTGTCTTGAAGCAAATGAATTGAAAATAGCTAAGAAATATTCATACCCACCTTCATTTCTCATTTTATTATTTGAGAAGTTTGTATGTAATCCTGAACCATTCCATTCACCATGTGTAAGTGGTTTAGGATGTAAATCAATATGGTACTTATACTTTTCAGAAATTTTATATAGGAAGTATCTACTCATCCATAGGTCATCTCCGCCTTTTAATTTACCTTTTGAAAACACTTGGTATTCCCATTGCCCTAACGCAACTTCAGCATTTGTTCCTGTAATATCGATACCATATTCTAAACACATATTTAAATGGTCCTCAACAAAATCACGTCCCGCAACATTGTGACCCACACCGCAATAATATTCACCTTGACCTTTTAGAATGTTTCTTTTGTGTCCTAAAATACCTCCGTTGATTTCTTCACGGATAAAATACTCTTGTTCAAAACCAAACCAAAGACCTTCTTCTTCTTCATTTAATTTTGCTCTCATGTTAGATTCATGTGGTTTACCATCTGAATTCATAACCTCACATAAAACATACACAGTACTGTTTTCTAATGGGAATCCATATCTAGTATAAACTCTTACTGGTTTTAAGATTCTATCTGAATTTCCAGTATCCGCCTGATTTGTTGATGAACCATCAAAATTCCAAACCGGTAACTTACCAACTTGCACTGTATTTTTAATCGATTCGTAGTCTACGATTTTAACTTTGCTTCTTAAATTTGGTTCAGGGGTATATCCATCAAGCCAAACGTATTCTAATTTAACTTTCATTTATTATTATTTATATAGTTGATTATTGTTTCTTCATCGGCACCACTATTGAATAGATTGTAAACAGCGCGAGAAAACTCGTCCGTCGTAAAAACAGCGTCGGCGTCAAGGTATTCCATTATGTGATGTAGGTTTCTTAGGATTTGTTGTTTGTTTAAAAATCTCTTATTAAATCCCATCTTCTTTTGTTTTAATGTTATTTAAAAATTCTTCTAATTTAGACAACTCTTCATCGGTTGGTTCTATTTTTTCTTTTAGTGTTTCTAACTCTTGTTTTCCAACTAAAGTACTTAATAGGTCGGTATTAACTTCACCATTTATTTCTTTGAGAATAACTCTAACTTTTGAACCAAACTCCATATCATTCGGGTATTGTTTGGAGAGGTTTTTCAGTATTTCATATAGTCCTAATTCCATAGTACAAAAATAAATTATTGTGTTTTATTTGTCAAATTTTTTTTAGAAATTAATTTAGATTGAATCATATAATTCATTACTTTTCTTTTCGCCAATGGTAAAATTGTTTCTTTGAATGGGAACTGATTAGTGTGGTATATTCTAAAAAGAATTAAGTTTTTATAAACGTCTGGTTGATTTAAATTTTTAATGAGAGAGTTTTTAACCATTTTTACTTTATCTTCAAAATCGTCAGTTTCACAAGTACAAACTTTTTTAATAACACATTTGGTTTCAACCGCATCTTTTTTAATAGGTTTAATAATAAACTCATAAAGGTGGTTAATTTCATTATCTTTGATAATAAAAAGTCCTTGTTTTGGTTCAATATTTTTTTGATTTTGAATTGGTTCAACAGCTATAGTATCACTTGCCACTTCCCATATCGCTTTTGCTTGGTTGAAGTAATCTTTTAGTTTTTCAGATGAAAAAACACAACTATTATAGATTTCACCAATCTCTTCTCTTGTAAAAAATGGAACCTCATTTGCAATTAAGTCTGATAGTAATATTTCATCATCAGGGTCTTTTAATGCTCTATTGAGAGTTAAAAACTGACCCTTTTCGATTATTAAATTGATATTTGCTAAATGATAAGATATCTGTTGGAAGTTTGGGTATAACTTTAAAGAATTAAGTTGTTTATCTATTTTTTGTAGATAATCTAAAATAACGTATTGCTTGTGCTCAAAATCAATAGGTTCTTGAAATACCCAGTTTGTCTCCATGAAATTAAAAATAAGAAAATAAGTTAGTCTGTAAATAAATTAATT